AGGTCTTGCAGTTCTCCCCGAGCTGCTTCCTGACCTTTGGACTCAGCAAGAGCTACGGATGGGGTAAGGGCCAGTAACAGCCCAACTAAAAGGTTCTTCATCTTTCTACTCCTGTTCGGAAAGCACGTACCGGGCATAAGCTTTGCCGGTGATTGGATGAGTCTTCGTCACGGTCTGAATGGCTACACCAGCTTCCCGGAGTCGGGAGATTTCCTTGGACAGTGAGCCGGTGCTGTACTCCACCAGAGCTTCCCGTTGGCTAATGGAGCCGGTGACCTTCAGGTGGTTGTAGATAGTTGAGGTTGATTTTGACAGTTCCATAGAATTATCCTTTCGGGTTGTAGTTTGCCTGTCTCCTAAAGGGGGAGAAAGATGGGGGTGTAAATGAAAAGTATGAACAGTGTAAACACCGCCAGAATTAAAGTGATTGCTAAAACCTGTCCCATAGGGGAGTCCTTTTGTTGTTACCCACCTTACTTAAGCCCCCCTAACCGTGAAGTCAAGGGGGCTCTCTAAATTAAATTCCTTCCGACATGAAAGCTACAATCCAAGCCTTACAAATGTCAGACCGGACAATGTCATCCACAGAGAACTCAATAACCGGAGCCGAGACGTTGTACTTCTCACTCAAGCTGATAAGTGTCTCCAAGCCATTGGACCCCCGTAAGTCGGACTGCTGCACGTCACCGTTCAGAACAAGTTTGGAACCTTGCCCAACTCGGGTGACCAGCATCTTAACCTCTGCCACAGAAATGTTCTGTGCTTCGTCAACGATTATGAAAGAGTCCTCAAAGGACCTCCCCCGCATCAAGGCCAGAGGTGCAATTTCAATCTTACCGTTCTTGAGTCCGGTATCCACTGCACCTTTGCCCAACCATTTCTCCAATACGTCCAGAGTAGGTAGAGCCCAAGGTACGGTTTTCTCCAACACGGTTCCGGGAAGGTGTCCAAGGTCCTTTCCTACTGCGACATGAGGACGGGTGATGACAATCTTACTAATGTCCCCGGACTTGAGTGCAAGGGCTGCAAAGGACGCAGCAATGTAAGTCTTACCAGTCCCCGCAGGTCCAAGCACGATTGTTTGGTCGTAAACACTTAGGGAATTTAGGTAGGCCCTTTGTGTCTCCGTCTTAGCCTCCAGCTGTGGGAAGGTTTGGTTGAAACTTGACTTAGACTTCTTTCCACGTATCTTCCGCAAAACGAACCTCTTGAATGTCAGTAACTGGGATATGGAAGAACAACTCTCCCCGGTGAATGTTAGGGCCGAACGCAGGACGTAAGCCCCTCGGGTCCAACTGGTCCCCCCGGATGACCCACACTCGGGAACAGTCGTTGGAGAACACGTAGAAAGTTACTTCATCGTGCTTTGTGAGCAGTCGGGCTTTCCGGCCCGGTATCCGTACCTCTGCCCACTTCTCCGGCCAGTCCCCTTGCCAAGCTGTCTTAATCTCAGCTTCGGAGTAGTGGTCCTTGCCCTCTTTTGTAGAGGTGATGTCTGCGTTGTAGTTTTCCTTGACGTTAAGGATTTCATGCCCCCACTGTTCCAGAAGAGAGACAAGAGCCTCCCGTCCGGGCTTGTCGTAGGTCTTGTAAAGAGCTGGGTCAAAAGGTCTTTTAATCATGGTATCCCTCCAAGGCTTCAAAGCCCCCGACATATTCACCAGTTGGTCCCCAAATCTGTGGGACAGTGTTCAGGCTGGACTTGCGCATTAACCCCAAGAGAAACTTGTTTTTGTAGTCGGTTAAGTCGAACTCTTGGTAAGACAGGCCCCGGTCCTTAAGAAGCTGTTTTGCCTTCTGACAGGAGGGGCAGTTGGGTTGGGTAATAATTGTGTAGGGCATTACTTTTGGCCTTTCATAAGAGCCCGGAAGGACTCCGGGTAAAGTTCGTCCAGTGTCTCGGCAACCTGCAAAGCAACTTCCCGTGTCTCAGCTTGTGCATCTGCCCCCATGCGTAGGTTGCACATTTTGGCGAAAGCATCCAAAGAGCCTGACCACCACCATGAAGTCATCATGGATTGAGGGAGGACCATTCGTGCCTGTTCCGGTGCTACCCCCTGAGAAATCATGAAGTCGTAAACCTTCTCCATTCGGGACATAGCTTCGTCGTACTGCCCATTTAGAAAGTGCTGATGAGGAAGGACCCCGGAGGAACCTTGTTTTTTGTCCCGTGCTTTCCCTCTCCAAAAATCAGGAGAGTAGAACTCTGGGGAACTGTCCACGTATCTCCGGCTTACTTCGTTCATCCGGAGGTACTGGTGTTTTACCAATTGCCGGGCCACAAAGACAGGAGCATCCACCTTGAAGGTCACAAAAGCATGACCGAAAGGGGAGAGGTGTTGGTGGTCTGCTAGGTAGTGGATAAGTTTACTATCCCGGTCAGTCAGTTCCGGGCTTGTCTTATCGAAAGACACCCGGGCAGCATTCACGGTTGTTAGGTCATCCCCACAGTGGTGGATGTAGGTGGCTTTAATCTCAGACATTGTTTTTCCACTTCGATGACAAGAGCATCCCGGCAAAACCGAGGAACATCACCGAGGCATAAGCCCCGGCAACGTAAGGGAGGAGTAGGTGCAGAGTTTCAATAATCATGACTATCCATTCACAAAGTTGGGGCCACCGGAGAAAAAGGTGAAGACCACTGGTGCAGACATAGCTACGAGGGCAGCTGCAATCAAGACCTTCTTAATAAACTCGTACATCTTGAAGTCGGGTTCCATCAGTTTTCCTTAAGTTAAGTCCACTATCTCACATCCGTCCGAAGAACAGGCCAAGGTCTGCATTCCGGAGGTGTTGTCCTCCAACTCATACTCCGAGAGCTTGCCCCAGTCAATCAGCTTTGGCATTTTAGACAGTGCCTCTTCGTAATCCTCTTCGGAACACTCCTGATACGGAGCTTGCTGGTAGGTATGGTCCGAGTGAGGTAGGAAGGAAACCCCGGACATTTCGTCGAAGTGACGGTAGACAAAAGCACCAACGTCCAACCACTCATCCTCTCGGACAGAAACAGTGATGGAGGGCTTATGTTCACACCAGTGCCTCTGATACTCCAACCAAGTCTCCAACTGTTCTATGGCCGTCATGTCACCACGTACAACAGCCCAATGTCCCCCCGGTGACTTAACCGGAAACGAGAACACAGTAGTGGTGTTCGGGTTCATAACGTCGGGTTCACAAGGGACCCCGGAGTCAATCAAGAACTCTGTCAGGGGGTCTTTGTTGTCACCCCGGACAGTACGGATGTAAAACTCACTGTGTCGGGCATGAATCCCGGAGGCAGAGTCTACCAACTGGGAAACTGTCCCGGAAGGTTTTACACAAGTGATTGCAGCAGACTGCTGAACCCCAAGCTTCTCAGCCCACTCCTTGTTTGTAGCTACCGCCACAGACTTAAGGTGCTCCAAGGTTTTCTCCAACCCTGCGTTCGCAGTGGTCATTAAGGGGTTGTCCATAATCCCGGTGAGGCTGACCCCCAACAAACGTTCCTCCTCAGTGTTCTTTTGCCAGACCTTGCGAAGGTAGGGGAACTTAGTGAAGGTGCTTTGCACGGTCCCTAGAATTGTGGCCAGACGTACCTTTTCCTCAAGTGTTTCTACTGTGTCGTCAGAACGTACGACGACCTCAGTAAGGTTGCAGAATTGGTACGGACGCAAGATGATTTCCGAACAAGGGTTGGTCCCCCACTCGTAGCCACCTTCCCGACGTCCGTTCTTTAGTGCCTGTGCCTCCGCAGCCTTGCGGTTGAAGATACCACGTTCACCGGACTTGGACTCGATAAGGGAAGCCCACTCTTTCATGAACAACTCAACGTCTGGCTTCTCGGTGTAAGAAACCGAGTTGTTAGCCAAAGCCCTCTGTGCTTCGTTCTCCCACCACTGGCCGGACTTTGCATTCCGCATCCGGTCATCTGACAGGTTGGACAGGCTAATCATTGCGGAACGTCGGACACCTCCCACAACTACAACCTGACCGATTTTACACATCAAGTCATGGCACTCTAGGGAAGTCAGCTTGCGTCCCTTGGCTTTCTTGAAAACTGCAACAGCAAAGTTGAACAGGTCAACCAGTGGAGCAGGACCGGATGCACGTCCTCCGAAGGTCTTGAGCCTAGCACCGGAGGGACGAACTTTAGAGACGTCCCACTGGGGAATCTCTCCTGCCCACAGGAGGGACAGAACTTGACGGAAGGACTTTGCCCAACCCTCTTTGCTATCCTTCACAACTACTGTGGTCTCACTCTCGAACAGTGCCTCTGGGACTTCCGGGAGCTTTGTCACGAATTGACGTTCTACGGAGAAGCCTACCCCAGTCCCACAGAGGAGAATGAACATAGCTTCGTCAAAGCTCTTTGGGTCATCCACCGGGAGATAAGAACAGTTGTAGCCCGAGGTATTGTCACGGTGGAGAGCTGGACCGGCGGTCATGACTGCACGCATTGACGGCATGATTCCCAGACCAAGGATTTCGTTCTCCACGTTGGCTCTCTCTTGAGCCGGGAGCTTGTCCCCAACAACCTCGGACATGTAACGTGAGACAGTCTCTGCCCAAGTCTCTCGGCGTCCTTCTGATTCTAGCCAACGGGCATACCGTGACTTAGCAATAAACTCCTGATACGGAGTGGGCAAATGATTATCCGACATTTGTAATTAGTTCCTTTATCAAGTTTTCTTCTGTTCGAACGGTCATAAGTGCTGTGGTCATAACCACCGCCAACCAACCAATAAGCAGGGCAAAAGTTATCGCCTGTTGATTTCGCATAGTAACCACATCACAAAGTTAAAGACTACTGCGGCAACCCCTAGCAGGGCTGCTGTTAAGATGGGGGCAGCAAAGATAAATAGCAAGAGGGTCAGCACTAGAAAAGGTCGTCTAAGTTTGGTTTCTCGTAGTTAGGTCCCTTGAGGACCTTTCCGTCTTCCCGGTAAATCGGCTTACCGTTGTCATCTAGTTTGGACATGTTGGACCGATGGACCCTCTCAAACACTTCGTCAAGTGGTAGCCCAAACGTGACGGCCATCCCGTAGGTCACATAAAGCAGGTCAGCCAACTCTTTGGTAAAGGCTGCTTTGTCAATAGCCTCTTGGGTTCGGTTAGTGAAGACACCGGGGAGTTCGTCAGCTATCTCCAACGCCTCCTCCTCAATCAGGTCCATTCTCATTATGAGTAGGCCCCCAGTCTCAAGGGAGGTGATGTCTTCGCCCACGGGTTGACCCATCGCCACTGTGAATGCTTTGACCGCATCGTAGTGGGCGGAGGTAGTACGGAGGGTTCCGTTTGGATTGTACTCTGGTTTCATTCTTCGTCACCTTCCGGATATCCTCTATGCCTTTCAATAACATCATTAACCCATTGCGGAGTAATACCGCTTTCAGCAATCTCCTGCCCCATGTTACCAAGATACCAATGCGCCAATCTCAAAAACTCTCCTGCATCATCAGAGGCACATTGCTCTACGCCATCAATGATAAGTCTATGTGGTAGTTTCATTATTCATCACCTTCCGGGTCCAGTCCTTGAAAAGCCATGACCATCCCGAAGACTACTCCGAGCAAGGTTTGAGAAATCCCCAGCACCAGTCCCAAGAGTACTCCGGCTCCAACAATGATAAAGGGGGAAACCATAGCCACCAGTGCAGCAACTTTTAATGTCTCAATCATCACAGTACGTCCTTACCAGTCAGTCGGTTGATTTCCATTTCCGCATAACGTCGTACCTTCTCAAGGTCAGTGATGCGGGATTCGATTTCGTCTTGGTCAGGGTATAGCTTTCCCCCTGCCCGACACGCATACTTCACAATGTTACCAATCTCAAACGAGAGACGGTTGGTCATGATGAAGGTGACGGGCTCAATTACGTACTTAGTGTAATGGGAGGGCCGGTTCACGATGTCTTCTTTTTCGGTGGGCATGTCGTCTCCTAGTGAATTGTCAGGTTGTCGAATGGGTAGGTGTCCACCAGCTGTGTGACTTCGGAGTCAGCCGGGAGAGTTAGGTACTCGTAAAACACTCCCATTTCTAAGTCAAGCCGTGCTTGAGGGGAGTTGATGTACTCCTGACACTCTTGGTTACTACCGTCCCAAACGGTCATGTAGAGCCCCCCTTCAGGCAACTCGGCCCATCCGTAAACTATGAACTGTTCTTCTGACTGTGACATTCTACAAGCTCCAAGTAGTGTTCGATGTTGACGACCACAAGCCAAGGCTTCCGGTCACCCCGGAGGAAGACCACCGGTTCATAATTGCCGTCTTGTTTTGCCTGATCTTGAAAGTCATACAGGGTCTTAAAAGTCTTACGTCGTTTCACTTCGATAGACACCGGCAAAAGTTTACGGGCTGTGGGGGAGAGTTGAATGTCCTCCCCGTTCTGTCCCATAGCCGTAGAACGGACGTCGTCTGGCTCAAGTTGGGGGAAGGTCTTTAGAATTGCGTCACGGACCTCCTGTTGCCCATTTCGACCCTTGGCCTTGGCCGTTGCTGTCTTACTCATTCCGGTGGCTCCCACAGTTCATTATCTTCCTTACGCATCCACAGAAGTCTCCCGTTCTCCACTACCCGGTCCCGGTCACCCTCGTAAGCTTCCAAAACTCTCCGGTACAGACCTACCTCTGTGGTAGCCCCGTCTAGGATTTGTGCAGCTTTCTTAGGCCCTACCCGGTGAATGCCTTTGATATTATCAGCAGGGTCTCCGGTCAGGACTTGGGTGTAGAACCACACCAAACCCTCGAAGGGTTCAACGTAGGTGAAGGTTTCTTTTACAAAGTTGTAATGCCAACAAGGGACCATTTTAAGGTCTTTGTCTACTGAGGCAATACAGGAGGAGGGGCCGTTTTTGTAAGCTGCTTTGCTGCACAAGTCATCAGCTTCCTCCCCCTCGGAGACCTCGGCGTCCCAACGTGCTACCATGTAGTCCCGTAAGGGAGAAAGGAACTTTGGCTTTTCCTTATTGACTCGATTCCCCTTGTAGGGGTGGCTCTTGGCAATATCGAAACGAAAGTTACTCTTTCCAGTCAGGTAAACTTCCCAGTCTGTATCTTCCGGGAAATCCAAGGAAGTATGAACGATCCCACTCAGCATGGAGTCCACGTTGTCCTGTGCCTCTTGGAGGCTAAGGTCCTTTGACTCTGCGGAAGCTGCTGACCGATAGGCGACAATGTCCCCATCTACAAAAGTCTTTGTGATACCGTTCATAACTTGCTCCTAGTAAATGTCGTGGGAGGTTACCGTACCGCCGGAACTCTTCTCAGCAACAAGGGTTTCCACGTAAGTGAACCCCATTGATACGAGGAAACTTTCCATAACCCGGAGGGTGTCACACAAGCCCTCGCCTACGTCTAGTTCCTCAAGGGAAAGAGTCTGGTCTACACCGTCGTCTTCGGCGTTAAAGGAAACTGAGATTTTGATATCCATTAGAAGTCGTCTCCTGCTGCGTTAAACTCTTCGAGCTCTGTAACTGCTACTTTTTCCAAGGTGTCGATGGTTGCACGGTCACCGTAGTAGACAGAAACCTGAACCTTAACTCGGGAACCATTCCCAATAGAACCGTCCTCAGAGAAGGACCACTGTTCGGAACCCGTAGCATCTTCTGTCCGGTTAAGGACAACGGGTGGGGACATGAAGACACCCTTGCCACCTTCCTCGTTTGGGAGGTTCGGGTTGTAGACCGGGCGTTTCAGTTTAACACACTTGCCGGAACCGTAAGCCGGGTTGCCATCCTTAATAGTCTTGAATGCACCTTTAGCTTCTGGGAAACCGTCTTCAATGAACTTCTCCAAATTGTCCGGATAGAAGATCATGTTGTATTGGCCCTTAGTGTTTTCGTGATACTGCATGTTATCATCAAAGTGGTCCGAGAAAATCTTAACCCACTCAACAGTTCCTTCGGCGATAATTCGTTTTGTAGTAGCCATGTCGGGTCTCCTTAGCTGGCTTTTTTGGTATTCAGATATACCTCTGTTCGGAGGTGTTTGGTCACAGAAAATTAGTGGATTTCTGCGTAGTTATTCCCAAACTGCACGTCTACTCCTAGACGGACGTTCAGCTTGAGTTGTTCGTTCAACTCTTGGGCTGCTTCCTGCATCAGTCCTTCTACTTTACCTTCCTCCCCTTCTGGGACTATGGCAATAATTTCGTCGTGGAACTGTCCGATAGTCTGGATCCCCTTGGACCGGCACAGCTTAACCCAAGAGTCGAAGCAGTAAACCCCAGTGCCTTGGTTAAGGGTAGAGAAACGGTCCTTGTCAGACCGGAGGGAGTACCAGAAACCTGAGACAGGGTTTTGAAGCCACTGTTGCCCAAACCGTTCCCGGACCTTGAGGTTTTTGGCTACAGCTTCCACAGCCCAATTCCGTTTCCAGAACGAATCTAGCATAGACTTGCACTGAGCCGTTGAATAACCGGTTGCACGGCTCAAAGCCATTGCACCGATCCCGTAGGTGCTGCTGTAGTTTACAACCTTGTAAGCTTTACGCAGTGCTCCCAAGGGTTTCTCCCCAGAGTTGTGCTTGTCGATATCCTCCTGAGTAATGGCCCCGGCATGTTTAGCCAAGTCCAAGTGTGGATCGAAACCTTCCTGACTCATTTCAAGAACGTACTCCGGGTCCAACGGTTGCATATAGTGTCGTTTGGTAGTGTCCTCCAGAGACACCATATCAGCCCCGGACAGAACGTAGCCCTCCGGTGCAATCAAACAACCCCGAATGTCAGCCCCGTAAGGCTTGTCTACCCCGGGCAGATTTACCAAGGGCTTAAAGTGTCGGAACCTCAGTGTGTTGGTGAAGCCGTTAATGCTTGCCGTCACGTAGCCGTTACGTTCCTTGTCTAAGAAAGCCTTAATGATACCGAGGCGGTGGTTCAGGACTGTAAGCCCGTCAAGAATCCCAACCGCCGGGTGGCGGGAGATGAGTGCTTTCACACTGTCACACAACTCGGAACCGTTCCGGACCTGCTCTACGGACTTCTCATTCCCGTCTACGTCTCGGCTGAACTTGAACGTGGTAGGGTTCCAACCCAACGTGTAGAGCCAATCCTTAACTTGGGAGTTGGAGCCGGGATTAGCCGGGACCATTTCCTTAATTAAGTTGATAGGCCCCTCCGTCGTACTGGGGAGCTTTGCCTCCTCCAAGACTGCAAACCACCGTTGTCCGTAAGCAGTCAAAGACCCGTCTTGCTTGTGGGTCTTCACGGGTTTTGAAACCTTCCGGTAGACCGGGACCACTGGCATTGCCTCGGTCAGCTGTTCCATTTTCTGCCTGCGAAGTTCGGTCCAGTCAGCAAACAGGGTCTCAGCTTTAGTAACGTCAAGACGCCACTGCAAAGCTTCCTGCTCTGCTGAACAGTCCAACTTAAAGGACAGGTAGTCCACAAAACGTGTCAGTTCCGCAGTCTCCGGGTATAACCACTTGAGGTCTGCCAACTGTTCCTTGTAGAGCCGTACGTTTATTTTCACGTCCTCTTCACAACGATGGCGGTAGTCCTCCGGAGTCAGGCTGTCCCAGTCGGTAATGACCGGCTTGGGAATACCGTAGTCCTCCCCGTAGCCCTCTAGACCGTGTCGGGGTCTTTCGGGACGGAGATACCAAGAGAGGGCAAGGGTGTCCACCATCCGGGCTTCAAGCTTAACTCCCAACAACTTCTCTAGGAGAACTGCATCAAACCGAATGACGTTGTGTCCCACAAGTACGGAGGCCCCAGTAAGGACCTCACGCATTTCGTCGTAGTTGTGGGTGCTGTGGACCTCCCCATCTTTGTAGTAGGACAGTACGTGTATTTTAGTAGCTACGTCTAGGAGACCATCGGACTCCACGTCGAAGACTATGTGGTTATCGGGTATCATTCTTTACTCCTTACGGACTCGATACGAGCCTTTGCAATTTCCATATATTCCTCGTCAAGCTCCATGCCAAGGAAATTAAACCCCTCAAGCATTGCAGCCTTGCCGGTACTGCCAGATCCCATGAATGGGTCAAGGACTACACCACCCTCGTGGGTGACAAGTCGGACCAAATAACGCATGAGGTCCGTAGGCTTTACCGTTGGGTGTGTGTTCTTCCGTTTGGTGTCACGTCCCTCCGACATAGAGGAAGGCTTGCCACTAGCACCGTTTCCTGTCTGCCACTGAACAAACTGCTGTTCTTCCATATGAGCTAGACCTTCATCACGATCTTTCTTAGACGCCTTGGCACAGTAGAAGAAACGGGCGGAATCGCCTGCCAACTCAAGCACCTCATCCGAACCATCATGGATTAGGTTTGCAGGGAAGCGGCCTAACCCTTCGACGGGTTTTGCAAACGTCCCGTTTAATCCGTTCCCGTAGACCCTTGCACCTGCACCTGCACCTGCACCTGCACATCCGCCCTCATCCCCCACCCGACAACCATCGATGTTAATAGCCCCTGTCCCATACTTCAGAACATTACCTGCCACGGTCTTTTCCGAGATAGGTTTACGAGCAACAGTGATAGGTTCAAGGGCAGGTTTCAAGGCAGTACCCCAGCCGTCCCATTTCTTGGCAAGCAGAGTTTCGGGCAGAGTTTCGGGCAGAGTTTCGGGCCGTGGCTTACCGTCG